CGGTTTAAGTTAGAACCAAACAATGCCCCAAACATATCGCATGCATCTTTTATCGCAACTGTTTTAGCTATTGGAAACGCCATCGAAATAGCCCCGTTGTTAATGTTTATCAAATCACTTGCACTTGTTCCCTGTGCTGTTTGTAATTGTGCTGCACCTATTCCATCTTGCCACGACCATTCGCCACTAACAGGATGCAAATAATGTACTCTTACCGTTACCCATACACCGTTAAACGCTGTACCTTGCCCCGTAATCTCAATACGATATTGTTTAAATATCTTTTTTAAAAGTAGCTCTACTTTGTCTATTGGTAGGTATTTATAGCCCTTAATAAAAGGATGTGTTTTAACCCATGATTGAGGTGGAGGCTGGCTTAACAATAAATTAAATGAATCGTTTTTGTACGCCACTTCGATGTCTTGCGTAAGGTCCGCAAATGTTGGGAGAGTTGTTTTTTTGTTTTCCATATTATTGTGTAATTGTTTGTTTGCAAAAATTGTTACTAATCGCTTTCATAAAAATACATATTAATTGGCTTAGAATTGTCTAAGTATTTGGTAATTATTGTACGGGTGATGGCTACTGAACATCGTGATTTATTTGATATGTTTAGTATGCTGTTATCTTTTAAAGTCATATAAAGATATAACACTTTAGCGATTGTTTTTAGCTCTTGGTAGCTTGGTTTTCTTTTGCAATCGTTACAAGTGCGGCTGTATTTTATCGGTGCGCCTTTAACGGGTATTAACCTCTTTACTTTGTCAAAGTGTATAACCGCAGATAGCTTAAGTCCGCAAACATTGCAATGTATGTATCTATCTAGCTTGCTCATTGTGAATGATTGTAGCACTTGGCTGAATGTGTGAGGAGTTGTTTTTCTCTAACTTGTCTTTCGTGCTTAGGCTCTAAAAACTGTTTCGCTTGCCTTACTTTCATTAATAAATGTTCATTAAGGTGAAATGACCGACCTTGAATTTCTGTGATGTGTTGGTTCATAATGTGTTTAGTTTATTTGTTTATTTTGCTAATGCTTTGGCGCATTTTCTTAACCTCATAATGCGTTTAGCGTGAATGGTTTTTTGCTTAACAAAAGACTGTTCTGTATCAATCATATGTTGTTGTATCACTTCATTTGTTGCATCTAATATCCTACGTTTCGTTTCGCTCTGATTACCTAATTCTTTAGCATCTTCCAAATCTTCAATACTGTTTAGTACTTGGTTCACATACGCCCGTGATACGCTGGCTATTGTAGCTATCTTACCTATGTCTTTGTGTTTTAAATAGTCCTTTATCATTGTATGTCCTTCTTTAGCTGATCAATAAATTCTTGTGGCAATCCTCGTAGTATTGCCTCGCTTATCAAACTTTCTTTTAACAAAAAACATGGCTCATCGTCAAACATCTTGCGAATGTAGTTCATGCTGTCTGATTGAACTAGATTGTATTCTGATTGTGGTATGGCTATTAGTTCTGTCATGTTATCTTTTTTAAAACTGTTTTTTAAAATAAGCATCTATTATTTCGGTTATGTTTTCCTCTGTATACTCATAAGCATCTATTCGCCTTGTTGCTCCTGTTAATACGTCCGATATGTATTCGTTCATATCTTCATCTGCGCAAAACTTTACTAACTCATCAAATGATACAGATACTGTCTTTAATTCAGAACCTACATAACCTTCTATCTCAATCCATCCATCTGTGTGGCGTGTGTAATTTATGTCTTCTATCATATTTTAAATCTGTGTTTTGTTGTTAGTGGTAAGTGCTACTTCTTCTTTTTAAATTTTTTCATTAATTTCTTTATATCCCCTTTATTAAAGCCAATTATCCAATTACCATTCTCATCCATACAAAGACTTACTGGAGTTATGTATTCTTTTTTCTTTTTCATTTTCGTGTAATTTAAAGTTTTAGTTTTCAAAATAGCCTCCTGGAATTAAAGACACAAATCTGCTCATTGGTCTTGTTGTTCCTTCTTGTTCTTTCCCGTAAGCGTATTGGAATGCTCGTACACTACTAAACACTTGTTCTCCTTGTTCTCCGAATGAGCAAATAGTATTGCTTATTGTATCAAAAAAAGCAAAGTCGTTTTGTCCTTTGCAGATTTGGTTTTTTAAATTTAAGAATATAATCATAATTTAGTTTTTTAATTTTGTAGTCAGGACAGGACTCGAACCTGTATGATGTAAACTTTGCAGGAAACCTAACATTTATGTTCAAGGCATTACATCTTACCACATTAGCGTATACCATTCCGCCACCTGACTATGTTGCTTGTCTTTCCAAGCTGTCAGATACTTCTATATCAATGAGGTAGATTGTTTTTAGTTCTGTCTGTGCTTTCTGGAACTCTACCAAAACCAAGTGTAGTCAGGACAGGATTCGAACCTGTACCGCTTTTATATCGGCTTCTTTTCGTGTGCGCATTATAGTAAGTTTAATTTTAACCCTATTTTTTGCTATCCAATATACGTCTATCCATTTCCGCCACCTGACCATTTGAGAGCTCTATGTTTTTAATTTGAATTTACTTGTGAATAAACCGCACTACTGCAAAACGTTATGTGCAAGGCTACGATTTGAACTCCTCATAAACATCTCTCGCAGTGTAATATCCCATACAACATAACCATCCCGTCATAAATTCACTCATTGTAAACTTGAACACATAACCAACCAATAGTTTTAATACTACCATTGTTATTATTGCTCCTACTGATCCCATTAAATATTTCATTTCAAATTAAATTTATAACATTCTAATATATGCCTCTTCAAGTTTCCATTCACAATGAGCTATTGCGTTTGCCTGCTTTTCTTCATTACTATTATCATTGTACCAGTCGTATGCTTCGGAGTCGTTTGTGTATGCTTCAACTTCTACCCCATTTACAGTGCCACTTATGATGTATCTTCCATAAGATGCCGTGCGAGATACTTTGATGTTTCCGATTGTGTTTGATGATGCTTTCATTTTGCGTTTGTTTTAATTTGTTAGTGTTATTTTTAGTGTCATATGACAGTACAAATGTAAACCCGTTATTGACAATAGCAATACACCACCGAAAAAAAAAGTAAAATAATTTGTAACTAATTGATAATGAAAGGGAAAAATTTACCTTAGTTTCATATACACCCCCAGTAAACCACCTAATACGAAGGCAAGAAAGATAAAATTACGAGCATCACGTATGCGCTCTATTGTGGTTTTATTGCAGGTAGGAATAAATATAGGAATCGAAACTTTTATTGTATCAATTCTAACAATAGTGTCGGAATCGTATTTGCCGCTTAAATAGATGCTATCATGCATTTTAATATACTTAATGGACAGCTTGCCTTGCTGAATAAATACGCTGTCTATAATCGTACTAAACACGCTATCTATTCGTGTGCTATCAATTACTATTGTATCATGTATTACAATAGTTGTATCTGCTTTATCTTGTTTGCAAAACTTTTCTATTGCTTTGTTTTTTGTGTAGCAACCGCTTACTATTGATATAAGTAAGGCTATTGCCAGTGCGCTTTTTATTTGCATTTCTACTTTCTATTAATGTTCTTACAAGCCATAATAAGGCGTAGTGTTTGGTAAATTTAAGCGTATCTTTTCTGTTTAATACTATCATACTTTTTTTACAACTATTCCATTAATTGTTTTGCCTGTTTTTAGCGATTGATGCAAGTCATTTGACCTGCATAATTTTATCAACTTTGCAACGATAATACTATACATCATATAAATAAACAAAAAAAAATAGTCCGAAAAAATTAATTATCGGACTACCTAAACTACACAAATATGAAAAGGTGGCATCAAGTTTACCACACCACAAATTAACGCCTTTTCTTTTTCCCTCGCAAGCCTTTTTTACAATCGTCTAAAATCTTTGCACATAACAGCCGTCTATCATGCTCCGCTTGTGCTACTGCTTGGTTGCGTTTAATTAGTTCTTCTTCGCTCTTTTCGTGAAAGTAGTTCATTTTGTAAAGTATAAATTAGATTCCGCCTCACGCCTCCGAATTAAACCAGTAACAGTAACGCCCCCAGCTTTCACCCATTTTAAAAATTCATTCCTAATAAACGGGTCGTTTGTGTTTGAGTTTACTTTCTTCAAAAGTGTAGATGTTCGCAATGCGGTAGCTCCTACGTTATAGGCAAATGAAACCAAAGCATTAAATTGATTTTGATTGATTGTATCAACTGCCATTGCATCAACTGCAAGTTCAAATTGCCTTAAATCATGCTTCATAATATCCTTAGCTTGCTCAACCGTGATTGATGTATCTTGCAAGGTAACTTTTTTACCGTTTGGATAGCGAGTTGTTCCATAACCAATAGTTGGAACTTTAGCTGAACATAAATAAGGTTTACTACTGAAACCCTCGAATTGACAAATTAATTCAATCCCTGCTTTATTAATTGTTGTTATTTTCATATTTGCCCTTCATAATGATTAGCCTCAACTTTAGTGTTCGTATAGGCTTTAAACAAAATTAAAAACGTAGTTATCCCCCACTTTAAAGTCGGGTCAATTTCAATTGGTAATGTTTGAAACTGCAACTCTATTATCGGTATTGCAAACATGGCTATGTCTCCAATCTTACGCCACTTTGAAGGCGTTGGCTTTTTGTAGTTTTCTATTAATTTTTTCATTGTTTTTTGTCTATTAAAACGTCTTGGAGGATAGATTTTAAGTCTTGTGAAGCCATGTTATTTACTCTGTGAAGTATTTGTTTATTAACGTCATTAGCATGCCTCATTTGCTCTTTTAATAGTGCCGTATCTCCCATGTATGTCGCTTTAAATATTGCAAAATCTTTTTCTAAAGAGTTAGTTTTTTCAACCTGTTTCACTAATGGTTCAAAACCTTTCTCTATCTTTTTTTCTATCCTGTTTTCAAGTTCAAGTTGAGCATGCCTAAACTCTTTCTTTGTTAGAAAAGTATTGATTAAATAAAACTTGTGCAATGCCCAAATGATAGCAATCATTGAAGCTAATGCTCCAATTATTTTCCAAATTAAATCAAAAAGATTTGAGTATTCAGCGATTGTCATTAACAGAAAATTATTCTTTTACATCTTTGTTTTTGTGTGCTTCTATTCTTTTTTGCAATAATGAATTACTTATTAACTTTTTCATAAATTTTCTCTATTAAATCGCCTAGTACAATCATAGTTTTATTAACTCCAGTCAAAGTTCCATTCAATGCGTTTTCCTCGTTCTTTTGCTTGTGAATGTTGGTGCTTAGCGTAGTTAGTTTTTCATTAATTTCATGAAATCCATCAACTACTTTTTTATCCAAGTCGGCAACCTCTTTTTTAATTGCTGCCAGCTCCAAGTCCTTTACATTTTCAATTTTCTGAATACGCTTTTCATGACTTTGCCCTTGTGCAAATAACCACATTGCTATTCCTGAAACGCCTCCAAAAGCTAAATTTAATATAGGTTGTAATTCTACTGTCATAACTCAATTATTGGTGGTTTAAATTCTGTTAACTCTAATTCCTTAACCCATGCAAACTCCTCATTAGTGCAATTGTCTATTTCTTGCTTACTTATAAAGTAATCACCGTTAATATCTGCAATAGGGTAAAATAGCTGCTCACCATCATAGGTTGCGCCTAATAGTAATTCATATTGATGTGTTGTTAATTTATACATTTCTAAATAATGCTGTGTTAAATGTTTGTATTCCCGCTTCCAATAAATCTACTTCGCTATCCGTTAAACCTAATCCTGCTGTTGTTGTACATTGTTCTGCGCCCGAAAAAAAGCTGTTTGTACTTCCTCCTGTTCTACAACCCAAAGCAATTGATGCATTTGGAGACAAATCACTTGTTATACCAATAGTTGCAAACGTGCTATCACGATTATAAACTTTATAATTACTGCTTGATTTACGGGATATAGTCCACAATCCTACATTTGAAGATAGCGAAGTAATACCAGCCCCGCTATTTGAAGCGTTATGATAACCAATAGATCCCTCTAGGTTTGGAGACATTGAAAGCCTTGAATCAGTAGTGTCAACCCCCATTAAAATACCAGTAGTGCTATTTCTAATGTATGCACTGATATGTAAATCATTTTGGATTAAATGGGTGCGAGGATTTATATAAGAGTTAGCAAATCCATTACTTCCGTTTGGAAGCCATCCTGTTGCTGAGTGTGTATTTCCACCCGAAAACACTAATCTAAACGCTGCGTCTGTATCTAGTGGATTTATAGCATTAAATTTGTGTGATGCTGCCGTCCCGCCTACATACAAATACATAGCAATTAATTTGCTGTATATTGAGTTTTCTTTAAGATAAACAAACAAATCATTAGTTGCCGTCCATATACCCGCCCCAGTAATTTGTTGCGGTGTTGATGGATAATAAACCGTGCCGTCGTTTGGAATACCAATTGCATTAAGGTAAGACACCGCATCAGCGTCAGGTGTAAAACTTGCAAAACTTCCAACTTGTGTAAATCTCCTGCTCATTAGTAAGTTCCCGTTATTTGTACAAACCCTGCGCCAGTTGTAGTGGTTCGCTTTACTTGTATTGTATCGCCATTGTCTAAAACCAACGGACTTGAAAATGAAGTATATGCACCACCGTTTTTACTAAATGTAATTGTCCCACTACTTCCATCGTTTGTAGTAGCTGTATAAGTTCCGTTGTTTACTCCACTAACTATTGTCAATAAGTCGCTTGTATCTTCTGTTGCTGCAAAGGTAAAACGAATAGTAGTTGTTTTATCATTAACTTCAACTGTAATCTTTCTACCTACAACACTATCAGGAACAATTGGTGTATCGTTTTGGTCTACTAATTCAATATCCGTTACCTCACTATTTGGTACTGTTGTAAAGTCGTTACCGTTTAATGTTAAAGTAGCAGCATCGCTTAGTATTACCGTTACCGTGTTGTTATCAATTAAATACTGAATACTTGCGTGTGGATTACCACCGTTGCAAGTCATTAATGCTGCTGGTACTGTTAGTGTTATTGTGTTTCCCGTTATGCCATCAAATACACTTGCATCAGTTACACTTGTTCCCATTGTTACACAACTTGCTAAATTAAACAAAGTTGCTAATATACAATTTTCAAAAGTTGAACTACCTATTGTTAATAAATTAGGAAAATTAAATTCTTCGTTTGCCTCACAAAATGCAAAAGCAAATACTTCTGTAACTTCTAAATTAGGCAGATTAAAACTTGTTGCTAAATTACAGAAATAAAAGGATTCATTCCCAGCTGTAATTAAGTCAGGTAAATCAAACAATGTTGCAGACGTGCAATCTAAAAACGAATTACTGTTTGTTTCTGTTGCATTTAAAAAGTAAACATTTGTAAGCGATGAACAACCGTTAAAAGCAAAATTACCAATATTAATTACTGAACCTAAATAATCATTTACTTGAACTAAATTTGTATTGTTTAAAAACAAATTAGCCTTTAACGTAATTCCACTACCACCATACAACTTAACTACATTCCCATCTACTACCACATCTGTAAAAGGCGTTCCGTTAGTTGGTAGGTCAAAAAAGGTATTCCAATCTGAAACACTACTTGCATCTGCTACGGGTACGTTATCTATGTCATCCCAAGTTAACTCCAACGCATCACCTACTGGTAACTGTTCAACCGTTATTTTACTACCTACTACTGATAATGGTATTATCTCCTCGTCATTTTGATTTACTAATTCAATGTTGGTTGTTTGCCCGCTTTCGGCTTCTATAAATTCAACTCCATTTAATGTTAAATTAGCTTTAGGACAAGTTGCAACAGGTGGGAATGGAATATCGTTTGTAGGTATTTGGCATCTGTTACGGTCTTGCATGAAGCTAAAATCTAGCCTCATCTCCCATCCATTTACTAAGTCTGTATACGCCTCTCTTATTGGTGTTAAACTTGATGCATATTGAATGATAAAAAAGTCTTGATATGCAGGGTCGCTCATTGCAGCGTATACGTCTTGCCCTATGCTTAACATATCGCTAAGGTTTTCTATTTCATTTTCTCTATCGGGTTGCTGTATATCAACAACCTTCATTAAGATAGAAACAGTCATCACCGTTCCTTCGATATTACTATCAGTAACGTCTATCCATAACAACGGATAGTTTTCTTGCTCGCTTGCTGCAATCTCAGCATCACGTCCAAAATTAAACCCTTTTATCTGAGCGTGGTTTTGGCTTACGTACCTGAACTGGTTTATTAAACTGTTGAGAGTGTAAAATTGCATTATCTTTTTTTAGATAGTTTTGTAATTTTTCTATATTTTTTTTCGATACATTCATTTAGCACCATTTGCAACTTTGAAACTTACCTCTGTCTATTCTTAGACCTTTAAAGTTATGTTCACCCATACAACAATCATCATCTCCTAAACTTAAACCACTTGTGTAGTTTGTACGCTTAGCAAAAATAGTGTCTATTTGAGCATTAGGTTGGTTGAGATACAACGGATATTTATTTGGATTTGATAGTAAAAATTTTGTCAATCTCTCAGCATACCATTCCGCTTTATTCTTTGCTCTATTTAACACGTATTGCAACTCGTCCATGCTAACAGGGTTCATGTTTTCAGCAGTCATTACCCCTACTGACTTATTAAAATACTTGTAAGTTAAGTCCATTGGCAATTCAAATTTGCAATACCAAATCATGCACCGAGTAATGTAATCGTCTAACAATGTACGATAGTCATTCGTGAGTGAATTTGTCCTTACTTGCTTTAATAACTCGTTGTATAAAGACGTACCTAAAATGGGTAATATATACTCTTCCTGCACGTCTAATATTGCAGGAGAGACAACCTTCATGTCTACATTTTCTTGTAGTATGCTGCGTTGCTTTAATGTTGCTTCGCTTAGTAATATTACTTGTGCCATGTTATTTACGTTTAACTAATTCCGCGTTCCAAATATGCCTACAATAAGGCACGTTTACATTCATGTTAGGGTCGTGATACCATCCACCTCTACGACTAAATGCATCATAATTTGGGATACCATACACCTGCCCTAGCTCGTCACCTATTTTGTCAATCTCTTCACGTGTAAAGTAACGTTGGTTATCCATCATAGCTTGGCAAAAATCTCTACTTTCACCAATTAAAGCTGGTGCATCTGGTCGCAATCCATAACGATAACGAATAAACAAATCTTTAAACGATGGACCTTTTGCAGCCTCACCTTTTGCCGTTGCAATCTGTCCGCCTTTCCCTACTTCTACTAATCCATCTGCTGCTAATGTTTCTAATGCATTACTTACAGCCGTTTTATCTATCTTTAAAACTTTGCCTATTGATTCAACTGTTATGTTAGGTGTCTTTTTAATCAAATCTAAAACGCCCTGCTCTACTTTATCAAGTGCAAAATCTTGTTTGCCAAACACAAATTTTTTATGTTTAACCAACTCAAACTTTTCAACTGGCTCACCATACTTTAAAAACACTTCAATGTCTAGGCTGTCATCTGATTGGCTGTTAAAGTGCGAACACTTGCTAAATGCTGCTCCCGTTGCGGAATCTGTTGCTACTATATCACCGCCCTCAACAGGTGCTTTATTTATTATTGCACGTACTTCGTTTTTAGTCAAGTTGTTTAACACCTTAGTAGCAACCAATGGGCTTAATGCGTTTAAGTCATCAACTACGCTTGCAATTTGCGCCTTAGTATCTAATGGCTCACGTCCTACTATCTCCCTCATCTCATCTTTAGTTAAGATGCTCATTAAAGTAGCTTCACCAAATGAAGGCATAATCGGCTCAATAGGAATAACACTTAATCTGCCTTTAACTGGTGCGAATAAGTTGTATATTTTCTCTTGTACTTTTTGACGTGGTGTAACGTATGTATTTTGAAACAAGTTGAACGCATCAACCATTTCGTTTCTACCACCTAATTGACCTTCTACACGTACGCCAAATAACATAGGGGATGTTATTTTATGCCCTACGAATATCTCCTGCTGTATCGTCTCATTTAATGCGTTGTATTTGTCCGCAAAATCACCCGCTCCTAAGTCTAATACCTCAGGTACACGTGTAACATCATCCACAAAATCAATTAAGAATACACCAGCTTTATCTGTTGGTGCAAACTTAGCTTTCATTTTATTTTCTACACTCTTAATCTCGTCATCATTTGGAACGCCATCTTTAAAAACAATCATTTTAGATCCTTTAAATCCGTTTTGGATTTCGGCTCTGTGAAAGTTAGCTATTTCAGCATCTGTAATAATTGCAGGAACTGCACCAATATAATCAGGTAAAGTGTATACGTCTAAGTTGGGACGGTATGTTTTGTAGTAAAAGATTGACTCCTTAGCTTTTGTTTCAGGTTCCCATGCTGGATAAGTATATTCTATTTTAGGTCTTGAGTTTTCGCTACCATCCTCATTTATCCATTCATTGCTGACATAAAACATAGTATTGTCTTCGTTTGAACGAACCTTGCAATAATCTATGTGCGAAATGTAATTCTTTTTTTTGTCCTTTGACTTTGTTATTTTGAGGTAACAACCATTAAACAATTCAACGTCCAATGTAGTTTTAGCAAGTAAATCCTCAAGTGTTTCGTATGGATTAGGACTATCAACGTATGTTTTTAATAACGCTTGCTCTTCTCCTTCCATGCCGTTGGCGTTAAACGTAAAGCCTTGCCCTTTAATGTACAACTGTTTATTGGTTATAATAGCGTTATGTTTTGCGCTTCGATTAAACAATAAAACGAGGTACTGGGGATAGTCATTTGTTTCACCGTACTTAACCCAATCTTCACCTCTTACCTCGACAAATGTAGGTACTTTATCGTTTGAGAATTTTACGTTTATTAGCGTGTTATTGTAAGCCATCGTATTGGTAAACTATATTAGTGTTTGACTCAGGAGAGTAGGTAATATTTGAAACGGGATTAAACTCAACAAAACACAATCCAACTTCAACTGTTTTAACTATGTTTGGTACTGCTTCGCTTGCCTTTGTTATCGCGTTTAAACTTGATAAATTAGTTTGATATACATTATAAGTATAATAACCTGCTGCCTCTAATTCCAGTTCACCGTTTAATGTATCGGGTTCAGGTTTTTCTATTAACTTAAACCTGTTGTAACGTGTTACATTTGTCGATGTATCTGTTGAGATAAAATAGTACTTAATATTACTCTGTTGGTTAACTAATTCAAATAAATAAATAGGATTTGTAACTGTGCTGTTCTCATAAAGAGTAACTACAATCATATTTTCACTATCCTTTACTATGCGAATCATATCTTATAATATAAAAAATTACAAATATTGCTAAACAAAAATAGCCCCCCATTACTGAGAGGCTATTTAACTAATTTTAAAAACTTATTATGAAGCTGTAATTGCTGCTATAAGTGTAGGATTAACCTCTTGTGGCAATGTTTTTTCCATACCGCTAAAGGTTAAGTTGTAACCGTTAAACTCATTCATTGCTGCACCTGTTGCAGCCGTTCCACCATTAACTTCCATTCCGTTTTCTTTTCCGTAGTAGAAAAACTGACCTGTTTTCATCTCAACTAAAATGTCCGTTCTATTGGCTATGATAGTTTGAAGTTTATTCGAGGTTTCGTATTTCATTTTTAAGAACGATACTGATAATGTTTGCTCGTATGCTACTGTTCCTACTGCTGGATCTGAATTGATATTCGATGTTGCGCTATTAGCACCTCTTGGTTCTAATTCGTATTTAAAGAATTTATTAGTACCCACCATTGTAATACCAGTAACATATCCGCTTGCATTTTCAGCAACCGATGAAACAGAACTTGATGGTGCGATGTAAATGTTTTTTATTCCACCTACTGCATCTTTGCAGTCAAGTGCGTAACCTGCTAATATTGCACACGGCATAGTCTTTATTTATTAGATTGTGAACTTAACGATCTCAGTAAGTTGTGAAACTTGAACACCGTATTTAAACTCAGACTTGAAACGTACAACATCATTGTCTTGAGAATACCAGAAGGTAAATGACTCTTCTTCATTTTCCAAGTCAACACCTAAATACAAGTTGCTGTCTCTTGATGCGTATATAGCGTTTGATCCAATTAAACCTGGCGTTGAGATTACAGTAACATTTGTTCCGTGTATTTTCATCTCTCCTAAACCGTTTTCGGTTGGAATGAAGTGAAACAAGTTAGCGTTAATCAAAGCCATTTGATACAACCTAAACAAGTCAGTACCGATTGAAACTTTAAGGTCTGGCTTGTCTAAAATTTGCACAGGTATAGCGTTGTAAACACCTTGCATTACAGAGATAATGTTTGCTGCTGTAAATGCTGTTACTGTTGCAATACCTGTAAATGCAGATGCATTCGCCTGTATTGTTCCAGATGCTGCGTTGATTATCTTTACCAATCCATCATATTTGTTCAAGTTAGGGTCGCCAGAAGCAGTATCGCCTTGCCAAATACCTTTTTCGTTAGCTTCACCCATTGTTCCAATAATGGTCTCAACAAACGCTTGGTCTATCTTACCGGGAAGAGCTTGATAGTTAGAACCCGGTGAAAGCAACAGTTGCGTGTACTTAGTTTCAAGTGCTTTCACGCACCACTCTTTGTTTACTTTGATACGTCCTACTGTCAATACACGTGCTGAAATTGTAGTGTCACCACTTGCAGAAAAACCACAAGTAGAACCATCTTGGTAAAATAACGTGTCGCTTAATGTTGGTACTTGAATGGAAGATTTAACTCCCGTTAAAATTTGCATTCTTGAAGCTGTTTTGGACTCAAAGAATGATCGTGTGCTGAGCTGCTGCTCATTTGACTTAGTGTAGTTAATTAAACCTGTTAAATTAAATGCCATATTTTTTTTATTTATTAATTGTTAGATTTTCTCCATGCTTCTATTCGTTCAGTAGCACTTAGTTGTTTTGCTGATTTTTTGAAAGAGTCTTTTGCAGGCTCTATTGGTGTTGCTGGCTCACTTGCTATTTGCTCAACTACTGATTTGATTTCACTAAAATAGCTTTCAGTTTCTTTTGACTTAGTTTCCAATGCTGCAAACTTTTCATCATAGCTTGTTACTTTGTCTTTGATTGCACTGAACTCAGACTGGAACGCTTTAAACTGCTCTACAAATTCTGCAAACATTTTTTGCATCTCTGTCTCCACTTCTTCTGTTTCTAATTCAGTTTCTTTTTGCTCGATTTTAGTTACCAAACCTCCAACAGTAGTAACAATAGCCCCGTTGTCAACTTCATGCGTTCCATCGGGTGCAGGCAACATGTTACCATCTGCATCAACTACGTTTAACGAAACACCTTCCGTTAACTCTCCCTCCCATTGAACAATAGTTCCGTCAACTAACTTAGCGTTCTCGAACTTTTTTTCATCGGAAAATAAAAGACTTTTAATCTTTTCAAATGCTTCTTTCTTTGTCATATGTTATAATATAATTGTTTGTTTTTTTTGCTTTTAGTTATCAATATTTTTTACGATTGATATAATCTGCTCAATCAAATCAAGTGGTTTATCTTCTATTTTTACCGTGTTAAATAGCCCCTCTACACTGAACCCTTTAAACTCTCCTGTTTTTATAAAATCATTCCAGATGTCATCATTGTCGACCTTGTATGAACCAAACCAACTGCCGTCTGTTAAGTTGTAACCTTTAGGTGAAAATATGCCACGTTCTGAATCAATTAAAAACGACTCAATCATGTAAACACCGTCTACCATTTGAGCTGAGTCATGCATAATGTTTACGCTCTTATCCAATGACTGTTTGAAGAACTTATTTCGTAAGTTGTATATGTCTTCTTTTTGGAATACACCGTAATACTCACCACTTGCATCACGCCTGTAAATAGGTAAGTCAGCAACCATTAAAGGACCGCTAATAATTCGCTTCTCTTCAATAGCTGAAAACTTATAGTTGTTATTACTGAACGCTTGCCAGTTCATCTCAATAGCTGGCGTATCTACTAAAGCCACTGCTTCAAGTTTGCTATCATCATCTGGCAAACACTTAAATCGGTATACTGGAATTTTCTCCATAACTTAAAATATAATTTTAGCGAATAGTTGCTTTTCTGACTATCCCCTTAACTTTATTTTGGCTATCGGTTATGTCCGTTTCAACTACGTATACTCTCGAATCTTTTACGTTCAATTGTGTTGTTGGTATTGGGTTGTTTTGGTTAATGGAAGTACTACTTGATATTTGTGGAATACTTGGTGCGCTAGGCATTGATGGTGTTGGTGTTCCGCTATTAAAAGGAACTTGTACAGATAATATCCTTTTAACATTTGCTAAACCCGCTACTATTACTGCTGCTGCTGAAATAAATCCTAAAGTTCCACCTTGTGCGTATGCTTTTGTCGCACCAACGTAAGTATCAATAGTTGCTGTTGCAACACCTAATGCTTTCCCTGCTGCTGTTTGTTCGCCTACTAATTGTCCTACTGCATTTAATCCGTTTGCAACTGCTTGTATAGTTTGCAATTGAGCAACCTCTTCTGCTTTTGCCAATGCAATTTTTGCATCACTTTTTGCTTTTAATTGTACTAATGTTTGATTTTGTAATTCAATCCTTTTTTGTTCTCTTAACTTTTCTGACTGTTCCTCTTCATCTCTTTGCTCATATCTTTTATCCTTTTCGTCTTTGTCTTTTTGCTCAGCTTGCTTTTTCCATGTTTCAGCATTTTTTGTTTCTTGCTCTAATAATTCCTTTTGTTTTTGTTTTGCATCTTTCTCGTCTTTGTTTTTTTTATCCCTTAACTCTTTTAGGTAACTTTGTTTTAAAGCCTCTATTTCAACTTCTTTATCTGCAATGTCCTTAGTTACGTCTAAGCCAGAATATTTTTTTACCTTTAAATTTAGTAACTCAGCATTTAATATTTCTTTTCTTTTTTCAAATAGTTGTTTTTCTGTTGCCCCTGATGCCTCTAATATTTTTAATTCGTTTTTTAAATCATTTAGCCCACCTTTTTTAGCATTCCTTATTGTTTCCGATTTGCTTATCTGTTTGTCTAATGCTTCGTTTGTTTTGTCTAACTCTTTATTTAACCCAGCTTGTGCAGTTTCTTGTTTTTCTACTTCGCTATTGTATTTCATTATTTCGTTTATGGCAATACCCAAAGCAACAACTAACGCACCTATTCCCGTTGATATTAATGCAGCCTTTAACGAACCAAAAGCAGAGATAACATTTACTTTAATTATAGTTCCTAAATTTTTAAATGCATCTCCCATTCCCATCAACCCATTTAACCCAGTAGCTAATGCTATTGCGCCCTGTGTTTTTAAGATTGCTTTTTGTATATCTTCATTTTCACTACCAAACAACGCTTGCGCACCTTGTACAGCACTAAACCCATTTGCAACACCACCCAATACACTTGCAAATGCCTGAAACTTTGCCTCAGGATTAAACGCTTTTACCGTATTGTTTACGTCTTCTATTTCGTCTTGTAACTGTCCTGCTCTTTTTGCTGCTCTTATAAACGCATCACTTGAAGGGTCGAGTTTTCCTAATTCATTTTTTAATTCACGTAATTCAGCCTTAAGACTTTTTACGGGGGCAACCGCTTTTTCAGGGTCCACGTTTTCAAGAGCATCATTTACACCTTTTAGTTGTTTTTTTAGTTCTTCTGCTCTTTTTGCTGCTTCACTAAATGCTTCACTTGCAGGGTCGAGCTGTCCTAACTCGTTTTTGAGTGAACGCAATTCACCCTTAAGACTTTTTATGCTCGCCTCGCCTTTGCCCGTACCTTTTACTTCTACGTCTAATATTACTTTTTCTTCTGCCATTATCTTCGTATTTGATGTAACCTGTATTGTATCTGTATTTGTAAATAACCATTACCCGATGTCCCTAAATTACCTGCTGAAAACAATACAAGTTTTGTTTGTTGCAAAACTGTCTCACGTGTAATAGTTCCCCTTACAGTAAGCGCTACATTTCTTGCAATAAAACCACTGCCACAAGTTCCTAAGTAGTTACTATTTGAATCACCGTTATATTTTATCCTTACTGGGTGGTTATTATAGCCTACTGGTGTTAAATCTTTAAACAATAATGTTGCGTACATATCATACAACTCAATCCAATAACCTTGTGGAGGTGTGATTATATCATAGTTTGATTCGTGTAAAGCCTGTACAATAGTTGAATCAATCTCGAACGTATAAGTCAACGGCATATCAAAACCACCAATAACCGTTTGCCCATCCCTAAATGATGTATAATTGTTTGTTCCGATTAGTGTTACATCGTTGTTTGAGACTATATTATCATTCCCTGAAAAAACGTTAATCTTTTCACCGTTGATAATGTTCCTGTCTGAGTTGACTATTATCTTGTCACCTTGGATATTGTTGTTGTTACCCTGAATAGTTTGGTCTGCATAAAACTGATTTACGTTTCCGTTTCTTTGAAAATCACGGTCACG